CAAGTAAGCCAATCTCGCTTTTAGCCAGGCTTGTTACGTTATCAACTGTGCGCCCATCGTATAAATCTAGCTCTCCGCCGCTCAGAAAGTCCTCTTCGTCGCTAGTCGTCCAATCGTAGATAGAGGAAGCCGTCTCTATGCAGCTCAAATTCACACCAAGCGCGCCATCGGTAATTGCCAATGCGTAGTCGATGACCTCAAAAGCTTTAGAGCTATAGCCAAGTCGATCGTTAGTTACGTTTATCGTGTCGCCAACTTTCACGCGCAGACCTTTGAGGGTGGTCGTAATGCTCATAACGACTTGCTGACGGGATTTGAGAAGCGCAATTTTTGCTAGACGTTGTGCCTGGGTATTATTAGTAACAAAAGGCAAGGCCATGTCTAAGTTTATCTGCGCGCCATCTTCTACGATGCTTTTTGATGCCGTGCCCGTGGTCGTGCCACTGCCTGCGCCCGTAGCTGTAAACTCTACGCCTACGTTGTTAGATGATGCTCCAATGGCAGTAAAGTCTGTTGTTCCGACGAACAAAATTTTGTATGTAGTACCAGTTACAAAGTCACCCGCAGTCGTTTTTGCAATCTGAGCGGGATAATCAAGGACCTTAAAGTTCTTTTCCTCAGATACGAAAATGCCTTTAACGCCGTTGTAGATACCTCTACGAGACTGTTTCGTCTGTGTTTGTATATCGCTGACAATGTCCGCCTCAGTAAAGGTAAGCGTTGGTGCTTTGTACTCCGCACCATCGATAAAATACTCGCCGCCTGAGTAGGTTAGTCGCCCACCCATGGAAGAAAGTAATTGCTCGATGTTGGCTTTAATTTGGTTCGCAGTATCAATCACGCCATTGCACTGATATCGGTCTTGCGCGCCGCCAGCGTCTAAAGTGACTTGCTCATCACACAGGTTCGCCGCGTCTATCACTGATTGGTTGTTAATGTTCGCCGCCACTTCGCCAAGGCCATAGCTTTGATCAAGCATGTAGTCACGCAAGCAGAGCGCAGGGTTTTGGTTGTAACTAATAGACTGGTCACGAGGGTCATAAACTTTTTTTCCGCGTATCACTGCCGTGATATTTGGGACGCCTTGAGGGAACTTGTCTTGATCCCACTGCAACTTAAAAGCTATGTAGGCAATGCCTGATAGCTTGTGATCTGCTGTCCAAAGCACGTTGGCGTCAACTAGCTGTTGTGACTCGTTCTGCCCTGGTGTACCAAACTTACGGTCAATAGTGACATACGTACCCCAGTCATCTTCGAATCCACCGCTTGCCGTCCATATCTTATTGTCGTTAAACCATATCTCGTCGTAGGCTTGTATCTCGTGACTTGCAAAGGCAATCGCCATGTGCAGATATAGGTTGTCATCGCCAGTATTAGAGATAAAAACGATCTGACCACCGACGCGCATTCTCCCGTAAATGATCTTTCGACTACTTGCAGGCTCACGGGTTGTCTGTGTGATTCCTCGAAGCTGTGCGCCCAAGTCGGGTTTAGGCGCAAGAGCGCGAGACACAATTGACATGCCAGCGCCTAGAGCAAAATACCCTAAGCCAACATAAAAACCAGTAACAAGCCCGCCTAGTGCTGCCCCACCTAATGTTGCTAACCCTGCAACTGCCGCAATAGCCATTCTGTTACCTCAGAACTAAAGAATAAACGCGCTCTATCTGCTCAAAGTTTAATCGCTCAAGGATTGCGTCAAACGGCTGATGCGCTTTAGTGTTGATGTGTAGCTTTGTTATGCCCTCAGCTTGCAATGACTTAATTGCATACTTGATTAGCTTGACACCTGTTAGCCCCTGCCTGGCGCTTTTAGCCAAGAAGATGATGTCATTATTTGCAAAGACATGATCCTGATAATGCAAAGACTTGCTCACAATGACTACAAAGTAGCCTACAAGCTCCTTGTCTTTTCTAGCCGTATAAACTCTCAACGAGTTAATAGCGTCTAATCGTGCATAACCCTCCCAGTCAGGATTAAGTTTGATGATGTCTTGATTTAGAGCGATCTCTTCATAATGCTGCTGTATCAGAGGTTCGATCTCATGTCTGACATTAGCGAGATTTTCTATCGCGAAATCCATACTCATCCTTATGGTAATTGCTCTGGGATTGCAGGGTCATTGCCTTGCCCTGGCGCTGCGCCGCCGCCACTACCAACAATTGCTCGACCCCAAACAATTTCCTTCTCTGCCATTTCAGCGACAAACTCAAGCCCCTTATCGTTGGGGTAATCAATTTTTTGATCTTCGGCTGTGTAGCGTCTAATGCGTGTTCGCTCAAACTCAATCAATCTATTCTCGACGCTAACTTGGATAGTCGCGGTCTCGCCTGCGTCATTGATTGTCATCACGTCCATAAAGCCACTGAACACCGTGACGGGATTACTTATCACGTCGTTTACCGCATCCATAGCTCCTAGCTTTACATTAAGCTCACGACCCTGATAGTCCTCATCTCTTGCCTTGGCTAATAAAGGATCAGTTATGCCTGACAGTGTGACAGTGATTCCATTGGCCTGAAGTTCCGAAGACTCTGCAATCTCGCCAATGTTAAGCAACGTACCAGCGCCCACATAATCAACACTGTTGACCGTAAGATTGCCGATGCCGTTCCACAGGTTGAGATCACCAGAATCAAAAGCGCATGTGACTAAAACAATAGGGCGAACAAGATTGGCCTCAACAGCCGACTCCATTGCACTTGATAGATTCCTGCTCATATCGCCTCAACACACGCAAAGGTAAAGCCGTACAAGCTGGCTTGGTTTATGTTCCACTCAATCTCGTTAGACGCCAGACGCCAAGAACCCTTCGGCAAAGTAAAATCCATGGTAGCTGCAGAACTAATTGCTGTTCGTAACGGAGGCATGATGTCTATTGTGGATTCATCGATTGCAGTGATTATGTATAAGACGCCATTAGTCTCAAAGTAATCACCGACCTCGGCGCCGCCAACAGTGGCAGTTACCGTTGTAGAATTTCTAGTGCCGCTCGTAATCGTTCCTGTTGCATTCGTGTCGTGCAACGGATTGCCCATCGTAAACGTGCCACCTTGCCCACGTAGTGCGGCAAAGAACGCCTCGACTTCTTTTGCTTCGCCACGCTTCAGTGGCGGTAAAGTAACTTCAGCTTCCCAGCAAACACCTTGATGCTGATAGACCTGCTGATCGTAAGTGAATGGCGATGAACTGATAGCAGTGGCAGAACGCAACCGCATAGTCATCGAAGTAAATCCAACGTCAGGAAACGCTGACATCATGCACCTCCCATTGCCTTGCTAAACCCACCGCCACGCATCCTAGAGTCCGCTACAGCAGCTTTAGCCGCATTGCTTATCTGTGGGAGAAGGTTCGCGATCTCTGCTCTTACAGTCTGCTGTACGCCCGTAGTGACGTTAATGTTCTGCACAATTGTGACGCCTTGGCCTTGCCCTCTGGTGTGATCGAGTACGGTTTCATTCGGGTGCAGTATGGCAGGGAAGCCGCCCTTACCATCGATACCACCTGACCTGGCGCCATAGCCAGTAAATCCACCGCCATCAAAGCTTCCCGCAAAGTTACCTGTGTTGCCTCCCCCAGATCCTGTGGTAGTACCACCTCCAGGGAACATGCCAGTGATCGCACCAAAGATCTGCTGAGTGATGTAGTACTGAATCAGCATCTTAGAGAGATCTTCAACAATAGAGCGAGCCATGCTCTTGAATGCTTCCTTGAAGCTTTCTGCTCCTGATATCGCGTCATAGAAGCTATCTGTGAACGCTTGCATTGAGTTATCAGCTAATCGCTCTATGCTCTCTGCAAGCTCTAATGCCTGCTTATCATTATCACCAAGCGCTTCTTTAAATCTCTCTAAACCAGATATGGCACTATCAATAAACAGGTCATGCGCATTCATTTTTCTGCGCTCGGCCTTTTCTCTAAACTCTGCCTCTTCTTGTGCAAGCCTTGCACTCAGCATCGCAAGCATAGTCTTGTCAGCGCCCTCTTTCTTGAGAGCCTTATCAATCAAATCTTTTCGACGCTTCAGCGATTCAGCCTGAGCTTCTTCTTCGGTCAGCAGTGACTTTCTAAGGCCCTCTAGATCGGCTACAAACCGCACCTCAGCGCGCTTCTCTCTTGCAATCCTGTTTTTTTCAAGCGCATCAGTCTCTCTATCCAAAGCCTCTTGATGCTGTAGAAACGATGAGAATTCTCTATCGGCAACGGCTTCAGATGCCTCTCTAGCAGCAGCGGTTTCACGCAGGCTCCTCGCCAAAGTAATTTGCGTTTCTATCTGCTCTTTCTCTGTAGAGTTTAAGCCTTCCATTGTCTCTAGCTGTCTTTCTAAGCCAGCAATGAACTGATCTATTTCGCCCTTGCCAAAGATCTTATTCTGGAAAATGAGCTGGTCTAGGAATTGCTTGTGCTCTTTTTTAACGCTTGATACGCCGTCCTCGACTTCAATATAAGGATTTCTACCTGCCTTAAGTAGCGTCAACTCAGTACGAGTGTCTTGGAATTGCTGGCGTAAATCCTCCTCCGTGCGGGCTAATACGACCTCTGTGTCCTTAAGAGCTGCTAACTCCGACTGTGCCTCAGCTAAGGTTTTGTTACGAGCACTAGTTACAGTATCTGCATCTCTTTGACGATTGTTATGTACTGCAATAATGTCGTTAAGTTTTTGTTGCTCCGCCCTATTTTCTTTTAACTTCTGAGTTGCACCTCCCGTTGACTCAAGCAAATCGCTAAATCGCTTTGAGGCATCTTGGACAAGGAATAATCTCGTGGTTTCTGAAAGCTCCTGCATCTCAGCTGCAAACTCTTTCGTTCGCTCTGTGAGATCTTTTAAGGCATCCTCTCCTTTCTTTGCGTCTCTAGAAAATGCTACGGCTATTGCCGCACCGACAGCCAGCACAGCACCAATCATGGCGCCCTGCGGGCCAAATAAAGACGCAATCTGAGAACCCTGCTGACCGAATACGATCATTGCGTTGGTTCCCATCTGGAGCTGAACCGCAATATCCTGGACCTGGTGACCTACTTGCCCCATT